ATGACTTTTGGACGCGGCGAACCGGATGTTGCCGAACCGCAACATCGGCAAGATTTTCGGGAATTTTCGCCACGCCACCCGCGCACTAATTGGCCAAAGGCAGATAGCCATACGGGGACAAGAGATAGCGTCAGTTCGCACCTGACCCCGTTGCTTGGTTTGGCCACCGAGCTTCTTAACCCAGACGTGGCCCGTTGCTCGCCACGTCTGGGTTTTTCCGTACAACTTTCGAGCAACGAAGAAAGCAACTATGTCTGATCTACTTCAAGCCGCCGAACAATACGGCGGCACGCGCTCCGCGCGTCGGCGGGAAGGCGTCGTCTTCCCCAGTATCTCGGCCGCCCTGGCACTCGCCAGCGATCTCGGCTTCGCCATCGACCACCCCGGCCTATCTGACAATCGCAGGGCCGAAGTCTTCGTCCACAAGCGGCTGATCGTGATGCAGCTTCGTCGGCTCCTAGACGAAGGTGACATCGACGGGTGGCACGCTGAACCGCGCTACTATGAGCGCGTGCTCGGGCAAGTTACGCCCGATGCAAAGCCAGACTACAGCGATACCATTCGCGCCGTGGGCTATGGTGGCCACGGCGCGATGTTGACGCCCGATGGCTTCCGAGTGCTGATCGGAGACCGATGGACCCGGAAAGACCCCTCGGCCGTGCGGCGTATTCTTCAATCGTTTGGCCATAGTGGGGCCGAGGCCGACAGAATCATGGGCGGCTTGTACTTGAACGAGTGGGAAATCGTTCGGCGGCCGTTCAAGCCAGAGTATCCCCTTCCTGGCCAGCACGTCTGGAATCTCGGCGCTCCCCAACTTCGTCACCCCGAGCCACGCCCCGGTCATCATCCGTACTGGTCGATGATCTTGAACCATATCGGCCGCGAAATGGACGGCGTGCTTCCTGGCAACGAGTGGGCCAAGGCGAATGGCATCGTGACGGGCGGCCAATGGCTGACGACATTTTTGGCGAGCGTCTTTCGTTTCCCCGAGCGGTCAACGCCGTACTTGTTTTTGCATGGTCCCGAGAACTCGGGCAAGTCGATCTTCCACGAAGCCGTCGATCTGCTTGTGACCAGTGGCGTCGTCTTCGCAGACCGTGCATTGACGAGCCAAAGCGACTTCAACGGCGAGCTAGAGCACGCCATTTTTTGCATCGTGGAAGAGAAGAATCTGGCCCGCTCGTCTGGGGCCTTGAACAAAATCAAAGCGGCCGTGACATCGCCACGATTGTCGATTCGACGAATGCGGATGGATTCGTACATGATTGAAAATTTGACGCATTGGCTGCAATGCTCGAATGAATCCGGCGCTTGCTTCGTCAGTCATGCTGACACAAGAATCCAGCCGCTCTTCGTCGATCTGCCCGAGCGGGACATCCCCAAGGGCGAGCTTATCGAGCTATTGAAGGCCGAGGCCGAGGCGTTCACGGCAACATTGTTAAGCGTCAACCTGCCCGAGCCGAAAGGTAGGCTCGCGCTGGAAATCGTTGACACCGCGAGCCGTCTTCGTTTGGCAGACGAAGCCGTACCCGAGTACATCCACGCCATCGTCACGCTTGGCGAGTTCCGCGGCAGCGCTAGCGACCTGGCGCAAGCCCTCGGCCCTGGCGAGTGGCCGAAAGATTTTCGGCTCGCCTCGGGGATGATCGACGCCAACCGCGCCTATCTGCGGAAGGCCGGTATCGACGTGACTTACACCGAAAAAACAAAGAAAGGCAGACTGATCTGCCTTGCCAGCGCTGGTTAGTGCGCTGGCCCCGGTGGCGCTCGCCACCGTTCGCACACAGCCACGCTATGCGTGGCGGCCGGATGTCTCTTCGCTCGTCCGGCCATTTTCTTACACCTGCCAGACCTTCACCCCTGGCAGTGCGGCCACGTCGCCCCGGCGAAGCTCGGCAACGAGTGGGGCGGCGTGGCATTTTTCTGGAGAAAGAAATTGGAAGAGAAGTTTGATTGGCTACGCGAACTCATGCGCGGCACGCGGGTTGACCCGGCTCATTATCCCCGAATCAAGGGCCACTTGCTGCGGGCATTCGACAAGACGGATATGGCAGATCGTCTGGACCGTCTTCGTCAAGTCGAACCCGACATCTTCGATATGGCTGGCAGCCACGCCGAAGACATCCGCGCCGTCCTCAAGGCAAGCGGAGTGAAGAGCGCCTATCACGCCACGCTCAAGTCGATCTTGCGGTGGCACTCATCGCGCGAGTCGATGCAAGCCACGGTCGATCTATTGAAACGAAAAAATGCGCCCGATTGGTTTCGACGGCGCTAAATGGAACGCGCCCCGGTGGCAGCGCGTTCCCAAACTAAGCCCACCGAATGGAAGAAAGAGCATGAACCCTTTCCAACGTGTGCTCAGGGAGGCCCGAATGGACCCGCCCGAGCACGAAAACTTCCGAGTCACGCATTTGCTTGTTGCACTGCTGAAGCTCGGGGCGGCCACGTACCTTGGCCCGAGCACCCATGCAAATCCCGCCACCGAAGTGCGGGACCGTCTGCGCCAAGCTGGCGCTTCCCCACTCATCACAGAATCCGAGTTCCTTCGCGCGATGGAACGACGGTTCGCCTAATCACTGGAGCAACAATCCATGACAAATTCCACTGCAATCTCTCTGCTCTTGAACGACTACCCCGTAGGCGTCCAAAGCGATAGCTACCTTCGTGCCGTGCTCACGCTTGCCAAGAAATTGGCTGACGAGCTTGACGGCTCGGGCAGCGATAACATCGCCCAGAATGCGGCCGACTTCCTGGCAGTACACCTTGCCGATGACCCGTACATCGTGGCGCATATCCGCCAGCGATTGAATACGGCAATCGAGAAGTATTCGAGGGGCTAATGTTTTCCAAACAGTTTACAGATCGACTCAACTACCTTAAGCAAGTAGCAGCCGACAACCACGCTCGCCGCACCGATACCACGGTGGCCCCCACCGATGGCATGACTCACGCGCAGAGTATGCGGGCGCAAAAGGCCCGCGCCGAAGTGGCCGAGCAGATCAAGCGGGAAGTGGCCGAGCTTGCTGGCGTACCCGAGAAAGACCATCTCCAGGAAAGGCGGGACAAGCTCGCCCATGACCTGAAGTGGGCGAGTTCCGAGACCGAACGCCGAAGTCTTCGGGAAGCCCTGAAGATGTACGACGAGCGGTTGGCGGAACGTGCGGCCGAACGTGCCGAGCAAGCTCGAATCGAGAGGTTCAGCGATGATCCCCAAGTGCGGAATGTCCGCGCGTTCGTAGAGACCCTTCGCAGTGCTCCGCAACTTTACGGGGCAGTGGACCCCACCCAAATCGAAGTCCTGAAGGCCATCGGGCTTTCAACTGACTTCCATGATCCGGGACATCTTGCGAAGACATTCTGGGCGAAGCTGGCCGAAATCGAGGAAGCCCAGTACGCGCACGATGATGCCAAGCGCCGGGAGCAAATCGAGCTTGCGAGCGCCAAGCTAGGCGAACTAAACGAAGCCCAAGATAGGGCCAGCGCCAGCGCCGCCAGATTGGCCGAGGCCAAAGCAAAAATGGAAGGGGGTGAAAATGGAAGTCAACCTTCAGATGCTTGACGATTTTCGGGAATGGCGATTCGTTCGGCAAACGAACGTCTGGCCCCACGCCTATCGGCCGCAAGCCCGTTCGATGCAAGATGCCGTCGTTGTCGGCTTTACCGTGCTGCAAAAGGGCGGCATCGGCAGAATCTTCTACATCGTGGCCACGCCCGATGTAGTCGATGGCTTGCAGATCGACCCCGGCACGGTCTTTGACCCGCACAACGGCTTGCCCGTTGTGCCGCGGACGGTAGCGTGCGAAACGGTCCCGATGGTGTACACGTTCCACGCCGAAGAGTTCGTCGATAAGGTTAGGCGGCATCGTGCGGCCCACGTCCAGTATTGGGAACTTCAGCGGAAGCTACGGCCGAGGGCGGAAACGCCGAAGCCGGGTCTGCTGACTCGGCTCTTGGGCGGATAACGAAGACTCTTTCTTCACCCCGTCAGCGCTTCGGCGCTGGCGGGGTTTTTTTTATGCGCCCTCGGGTATCATGCGGGGCATGGAAGTGATGTCTTTCCAGCTTGACGGTATCGAGGCCCACCCGGTCAGGCTGTCGATTGACCCGGACGACGCCAGCGATCTGGACCCCCGCTTGGCGTCGATCTTGACAGCTTCCGGGTTCACCCCTCGGCCCTCTTCAGTTCACGCCTACGCTGGCAGTTCGCCTTCCGGGCAGCCACGGCCTTTGGTATCGAGTCTTTCCACGGCTGGCCGACAACGGCCGCAACATCCTCGGGGCCGTACACGGCCTTCAGTGCTTCAGCGCAGAAGTTCTGCCCCGGCAGAGCTGCCGAAACAAGCCGCATCGTTCGATCTGCCGATCACGCTGGGCACGCTGGCCGGCAGCGGGCAGCTCGCGTCAGAATTGTTCGACCAGTATGCCGTCGTTGGCGAATTGTCGCTGGAAGGGACGACGCGGCCGGTCAAGGGCGCGCTCTCGATGGCCATCGCCACGGCTCAGCAGAAGGGACTCAAGGGGATCGTCGTCCCAGCGGAGAGCGCAGCGGAAGCGGCAGTGGTCGAGGAGATCGAGGTGATTCCTGTTTCTACGCTCGCGCAGGCCGTCGGCTTTTTCGCGGGAACACTGCAGATTGATCCGCAGCCGTCGCGGATTGGCGAGCTGTTTCAGGAGCTGTCGAAATACGACGAGGATTTCGCCGACGTCCGCGGCCAGGAGATGGCGAAGCGGGCGATCATGATCGCCGCAGCCGGCAAGCATAATATTCTGATGCTCGGGCCGCCGGGCAGCGGCAAGACGATGCTGGCCAAGCGAGTGCCGACAATCTGCCCGCCCTTGACGGCGCCCGAGTCGATCGAGACGACCCGCATCTACAGCTCGGTCGGACGGCTGAATCCGGGGCAGCCGCTCATGGCTCGCCGGCCGTATCGCTCGCCGCATCACACGATTTCAGAGCCCGGGCTCGTCGGCGGCGGCAATCCGCCGGTGCCGGGCGAGATTTCGCTGTCGCACAACGGCGTGCTATTCCTCGACGAATTGCCCGAGTTCAACCGCCGCACGCTGGAAGTCCTCCGCCAGCCGCTGGAAGACGGGACGGTAACGATCGCCCGGGCGATGAATTCGACCACGTTCCCGGCTGATTTTCAGCTCGTCGCCGCGCTCAACCCTTGCCCCTGCGGCTTCCGGAACGACCCGCGCCGCGAATGCCATTGTTCGATCCCGCAGTCGGAATCTGACACAATTGGATGGGGATTTTGCCAGAAAACTGGCCTAATCTGAGTCTGCCCTTGGCCAGCGTGTGGTAGCGGGCCACCCGTCCGGAACTCAAAACCTTATCTTCCGAGTCCCACCGCAGCCGCACGTCAGTCCCCAGCGATAGCAGCGTTTCCCGCACGCTGTGGCCGTCGCTGACGACGTAGCCATCGCGGTAGGGAATGCGGGCTAAAACCTCCCGCACGGCTTCGTAATCGTCGCCAGCATGGCCCTCATCGGCCTTGGCTGTTTCGACTTCGGCCAACAGCCGCTTCTGCTCTTCGATCATTGCGGCCACCTGCAAATCGAGCCGGCGGCGAACCTCCGCGGACTGGCATCCGAGAATGTTTTCGCACGCCAGCTTGATTCGGCCGTCTAGTTCTTCAGCCTGCCGCTGAAGATTGGCCGCCCGCTCGTTTGTCTCGCCGTCCCTTTGCCCCTTCATGTTTCGCGGCCAGAGTTTGATTCCCTTGCCGCTGGCGAATTGGCCGAAGTAGGGCCGGGTTGCGTCGATGCTCATTCGCAGCCGGTCGATTTCCTCCCCCAGCGTGCGCATGACAAAGGGGAGGATCTTCTCTTCGCGAACCGTGTGATAGCCGCACTCCGCTTTGCCGTGCCGCTCATAACTCTGGCAGCGATATTCGACGTGGCGATAGGTTTTGCCATTGTGGTGCTTTTCAACCGTGCGACCGAACATGACCTTTCCGCAGTGATCGCAATGCAGCACGCCGGTTAGAACGTAGGCATTCGACCGCGGCCGTCGCGTGCGATGCTTCAGCGTGGCGAGCTTGCGTTGCGCCAGATCGAAGAGGGCCGGCTCGATTAGTGGCTTGAATGCGCCAACTTTGCGAATGACTCCCTCTTCCGTCGGACGCCACCAGCCTTTTTCTCTCGGCTTGGATTCGACCACTTCGCCGGCGGCATCGACGATCCAGTGATCGCCGATTTTCTTTCGGTTGTAAACGAGATTGCCTTTGTAGGCTTCGTTCGCCAGCAAGTCCTTGATCGTCTGTGCGGACCACTTTCGGCCGCGGCGTGTCGGCGTGGCCTTCGCGTTCAATTCGTTGGCCAGCGACCAAAGTGACCGGCTCTTGTTGGCGAATTGATCGAAGAGCCAGCGGACGATTACGACTTCGGCTTCGCCCCCGTGAATTAGTCCCTTCGTTTGCTTGTCGCACGCCAAGCCATAGGGAGCGTAGCCGCCCGATCGTCGGCCCTCTTTCGCCCGGTTGCGCCGCGTTTCGGCGATGCGGTTGCCGAGCTTGATCGCAAAAGCGTTGCTGCCGTGCGTTTTCACAACCAGCGTAATGAGCGTCCCGATATCTTTGTCGTCTAGCGGGAACTCGCCATCGTTCGCGGAGTGGATTGCCTTGACGCCGTACTCCGCCAGACGCGAGTACACGCCGAACGTCTGCATGACCTTCGCCCGGCTGAAGCGATCCAGGTCATCGACGACAACGGCTTGAATGTCGCCAAGTTTTTCCGCGTCTGCGATGAGTTGTTGAAAGCCGGGCCGCTTGGCGCCCATCTTCGTCCCGGAAATTCCTTCGTCCGAATACCATCGCACGATCTTGTAGCCGTGTTTTCTGGCAAGCGTTTCGATTTCAAGCCGCTGGTTGGCAATCGAATTCTCCTGCCGCTCGCGGCCGTCGGCACGCTTGCCTTTGGTCGATCGTCGCGTGTAGGCGGCTGCCGGAATGAGCGCCGGCGAACTAGATTGGCGTTTAGCCATGAGCGAACCTCCGAATTAGGTTTGCAAGTGGTCAGAGCCGGCGGGCGTGCTGCTAACACTCCCGCCGGCTCGATTCTATCGTATTGCAGGCGGCATTACAGTTGTGGCTTGATTTCTTCCCAAGCCTCAAGCGCCCCGCTGACAAAGCCGCGAAGAAATACATCGTCCAAATCTTCTGGGGCCGTTCCTCTCATTGCACGCGACCAGAAATCGGACGCTCCGTCGCGGTCCTGATCCTCATCGGGCAGCATGACAAAGGCGAGCTTTTCGGCAATGCAAAATGCCGCCCGCCGATCGCGGGTCAGAATTGCCTCAAACTCTTCCCCTGTCATCCGCTCTAGCCGTCGAAGCTCTGACGGCTTGGCAGCTTCGCAGACCCAATCGCGACCAGCTTTCATGCCGTACGTCGTTGCGTCCTTCTCACCCTCCTTGTCCAGCGCTCTCAGACGTTCAATCGCCTTCAACATCTTTCCTCCGTCCTTATGCTCAGATTCGATTTCCCGAATCCGTGAATCGAACGCGGCACAAGCCAACGCTGACCAGTTGACCGCGGTTCGCTTTGACACCTGATCCATCCGTCGGCGCAGGTCCGACGGAAGCGAGATATTCATCCGCTCCGTGCTTTGCTTCTTCGCCACAGGAATTCCCTCGACACGCCATTAGAAACACCCGATACACACATTGTTGTGTATCGGGTGTGTATTGTCAATGCCAGCTAATTCTTGAATCGACCTAATTTCGCTGCTAGCCTGACGAACATCGCGCAGGGCTTTTTGCATATAGGGGCACAGTCGATGATTCTCGTTTCATGCGACAACTGCGGCAGAAAATTCGATGTCCCTGACGAACATGCTGGGAAGAAAGGCCGTTGCCCAACGTGCGGCGGAGTGGTGTTTGTGGCCGCTACCCAGAAGCTAATCCCGCAGCCGGCCGCATTTACGCCGCCGGCCCAGCCTCAATACATCCCGCCGCCGCAGCCGATCATTGTCCACACCCCCGTTTACACTTCGTCCTACCAGCAGGTAATCGTACAGCGGCCCCGGTTCAATCATCTTTTGCATTTCGCGCTAACGCTATTTACGTGCGGGTTTTGGCTACCGATTTGGATTATCTGCTGGCTATTTCGTTAGGGTTAGTCCGTCGATCGCTTCGGCCTGATCGTGATTCGCCCCGGCCCAATGGGCGTAATTCGCACTCCGCCCGGCCCCGTCGGCCGCACCGTAACTCTGCCAGGGCCAGTTTGTGTAACGTGGACCTTGCCGGGGCCGGTTTGTGATATCGCCGTTTTTCCCGGTCCTGTCGCCGTGAATCTGACGGCGCCGGGGTTTAGCGTCCGGTCAAATATGCTGCTTGACGATTCGCTCGATTCTGACTGAGAGACTGAAGACTCGCTTGAACTTTCGGACGATGCAGACGATGCGGACGAATCGCTCGATGCTGACGAGCCGCTGCTGAACGACGAACTTTCAGACGACTGAGACGACGCCGAAGATCCGCTGGAGGCCGAACTTTCGCTGCTCGCGGAGGAAAACGAACTGCTTTCGGATGACTGACTGCTCGCCGAAGATACTGACGACTGAGACGACGCGGATGATTCTGAGGATGCGCTGCTGGCAGATGATTCGCTGCTGCTGGATGAGGACGATGACTCGCTTGAAATCGACGATCCACTGCTTGCCGACGATAGTTCGTCATAGCAAATGACCAACATGCCGTCGGCGCCGTTGCCTGGAGCGCCCAAGCACCCGCCGCCGCCGCCGCCGGGCGAGAACCCATCTTCGGCCGGAGTGGTTGTTGCCGACTGATATCCGTTTCCGCCGTTCCCGTACCCGTCCCCGCCAAGGCCGCCGGCATCGCCATCTTGTCCATCTTCGCCGTTGCGTGTCGGAAAGGCACTACCGCCGCCGCCGCCGCCGTTCACGTCGCTTCCGAGAACCCCATCGCCTCCAGCGCCGCCAGAGAACACAACGTCCGCCTCGCTGCCGCTTCCGGTTCCACCGGCCCCGCCAGTCGGCGATGCTCCTGAAGAATTTTCGCCGGCACTCGCAGATAGCGTGGCGTCGTCAATGAAAAATGTGCCGGTTCCAGAAACCGTCGGAGTGCCGCCTGCCCCGACTCGATAGGCGTAGCTGTTTCCTGGAGTGACCGAGATTGTTCCGGAGGCAAGTCCGCCGCCGCCGCCTCCGCCGCCTGTATTTGGTGCGACAAATGCCACGCCAGCCCCGCCCGCACCCCAGACGCTAACGCGCACAGTCGTAATCCCGGCCGGGCAGACCCAATTGCCGGTGCCGGCGGATGTGAAATGCTCACACACGCCGCTGCTAGAACTGGACGAAGATGCGGATGATGATTCGCTGGATAGGGATGACACACTGCTGACAGATGATTCGCTGCTGGCCGACGATCCGCCAGAGGATGAGGATGACTCAGATGAGCCGCCGCTGGATGGCGACGATAGCGACGATCCGCCGCTAGAGGACGAACTCGATAAAGATGAAAGGCTGGAGAGACTGGAAAGCGAGCTTAGAGAACTGGCGGAGGAAAGGCTGCGAGAGAAAGATGATTTACTGGACGATTGGCTGCTCGCCGAACTGGCAGAAGATTCGGATGACGATTCTTCTTCCTCATCCGGCCGAACCGCAATTGTATTTGCGCACCAATTGACAGTCGTGACCATCGTGAACACGCCGGGATCTTCGGAGGCGGCAGCATTCTCCCGCGCCGCCATTGCAATGCCCGTCCCGGCCGCGTTGTCCCAATGGTCGGTGATTTGCGACAGCGAATAGTTGGCCGGGTAGGCGGTCTGCTCGGCAGTCCCAGCCCAGCCCTGTACGGCAATCCAGAGAGTGTCCTCAGTGCCCCACCCGGCCGGATTCAGTGTTGGTGGATTAGGCTGGTTGCTTTGCCCCTCGCTTGACGTTCCCGCTTCCGGATTCGTTCCGCTGTCCGCTCCCTCAATTCGATAACTGACGTGAGACGAACCTTCGCTGGCCGACGTGGTTACAGTGATCGTCGATCCTTCCGCGCCATCGGCGAACCGATACCAGACCGTTAGCACCGGCCCTGTTGCGCCGCGCGTGTTCGTAAATAATTCAGTCCAGCCGGAAGCGGGCGTTGTGACCGATGCCGTCGCCGTGCCGTCATTGCAAAAGGCGACGATCAGCAAATCGCCGGCAGAAACTCCGGCCGGCAAGTTGATGGTATGGTCAGTGGCATTCGCGCCGCTGTTGCCGCTGTTGGTCGCTGCGATTTGCGGAAATGACATAGGCAGTCGCTACGTGTAGCGCGCAATTGCCAACGAAATCCCCACAGAACACGCCAACCCCGCCAGAAACGCGGCGATGGCGACGGCCGCATAGACTGCGATGAGATGCCGGCGGGTGGATTTGCTCATCCCGCCAGCCTAAACGACTTCGCCTAAATCGAGCGACCTACAGCCACGCAAGCGACGGGTCAACTTCACCCATCCCCGCCGGCCTGACAACCGCGGCAACCTTCCCCGCTGGCCGCGCCGCTTTCGGCTTCGCCTGCTGATCTACCAGCATCGGCGCATAGCCCAGCGCCGGCTGTTGCCAGGGCAACGGCATTTTCACGCCGTCATCGGGCAGGGCCGCCGGGTCGATGTAGTGTCGTTCGGTTGTCGATCGGTCACTGTGCAACAGCGCCCGCGTGGCGTCGCCGCCAAGCACTGTCCGCACCGTCGCGTGAGTGACGCGGAGCGAATGCGTTTTGTGCTTTCGATCCACCGGGATTCCCGCTTCGCGCAGGATGCGATCGTAGCGCGTGTAGTAGCTGCCCGCGCAGTGCGGAAACGGCCACATTAGTTCGCGGGCCGGATCGCATTCGATGGCCTGATAAATGAGCGGCATTGTCTCAGGCCAAATTTTGTACGTCGCCCACTTCCGCTTGCCTTTCCGGACTTCGGGAGGAATCACGCAAAGCTGGCGGGAAAGGTCGAACCACTCCACCCGCACGGCCAGTGCCGCAGATTTTCGTTCGGCCGTGTTCCAAACGAACGCCAAAAAACTCATCCACCACAGCGCCGCGGGGATGCCGCCGATTTCGCCGCGCTCTTTCGCGGCCGATCGAAACAGTCGGCGAAGCTGCTCATCGGTCAGTGCCTTAGGCTGACTCTCCACCGGCCGCGGGCTGGCGAAGGTCGGGAACGTCGCAACCGTCTGCCGCTTCGCGAGCCATGTCCACAGCGCCTTGATCCGGCCGACACGCTCGCGAATGGTTGTTAGTGCCAGGTGCTTTCGATCGACCTCGCGGCGAATCCAAAGCGTGAGCGTGTCATCGTTCAGATCCGCGAGCGTGGCCGGGCGCTCCAAGAATTCAGCGAACGCGCGAAAGGCGACGTTGTATTGATAGCGCGTGTCCGGCGAGAGGATTTGCAGATTCAACGGGAAATACTGATCTTCCGCGATTTTGGCCAGCGGGGTTTTGGGGGGCAGCTTTTTCATTTGCCACCCCCTTTCCCGCGAGCGAGAAAATCAGCCAGGATCTTTTGAGCCAAGCCGGCCTGCCCGTCGTCCAGGTCAACGCGGTCGCTGCCGCGCAGTTCCCACGATGCGAGAATCTGTTGCTCGCCGTCGCACTCGATTTTGACGAGCTTGATTTCGAGCGATTCGGCCTTGGCGAGAAGCTGCTCGCCTAGATGATCTAGCGGCCACAGGAAACGGTCGCTGCGCATTACAACCTCCGACGCGGCATGTCGCCGCGCGAAAGCCTCTCATTCCCGCCAGCATCGACCGAACTACCACATTCGGCCCGCAACCCTACTCACAGTCGCGATGCGGAAATGAAAGGCACTAGGTTGAAATGCAGTGCCAGTTTTGGATGCTGGAAACAAGATTCCATATTTTGGCACTGAATGCAATCCCTATTTGCTTCCGTCCAGTCGATACGTGCGAAGCCAGCGGGCGACGAACTTGGCCGACTCGCGCATGTTCTGTTGCATTGGGCCACGGCCGCCCAGCACTTGTTCAATTGTTTCCGCCGATTCGCCTTCGCCTTGCATCGCCTGCCGGATTTCGGCCCCGGTATCAAACGGCGTGGCATTGCCCGCGGCAATCTCATCGACGTAGGCGAGCATGGCCCGCTCTTGCTCCGCCTGCTCATCGGCTTCACTGGCGGGGGAAGGTAACTGACCGGATTGTGCGGCCAGGGCTTCGGCAATCACTTGCTCTTGATGGAACATGAATCCCAACAGAAACGCACTGCCGACAAGATCCTCAATTTCGCCAATCGTGATCGTTCGGTCGCTCATAGGTAAAACTCTTCCTCCGACTCTTCAGCGCCGAGCGTGACGACCGTTTCTTCACCTTCCACTGTGACCACGGCTTCTGTCTGGCCAGATTCAGTCTGACGCACCTTGCCGACTTCGGCGAATACGATGGCCGTTGTGCAGCGGCAGTTGATGCGATTCCAGACCGAAAGACTCAGCGAGCCGGGAAACAGGCAACGCTCGCCGCCAACTGTGAACAGACCTTTGGCCGGCACCCTCTGGCCATTCGCGGCATGATGCTCTTCCCTTACCCGACGATCGAGAATTGCGAGCCACTCCTTCAATTCGATCAATCCAGAATCGGCGAGCGAATCGTAGCCCGCTTGATGCCCGGCGTTGATTGCTCCGGTTGTTTCCGTGCGGGCGATTGCCTTCGCCGCGGCCCTCCCCATCTTCGGCAACACGCTGCGAATTGACTTCGCAATGTTGGGCAGGCTCAGACCTTTGCCGATGCTGTCGCGAATCGCACCGGCGACGGCAGCGGCACGATTTTTCTGGATTCCAGCCCAAACCGACGATTTGGCCACGCTTTCCAGCGCCGACGAAATCGCAGTCGTCACGATCGACGGCAACTTGAACGGCTTGAAGCTGAACGCCTTCGCCCCGCTGGCCGTCGGAACTTGATCTAGCACGCGGCCGGCGCCGATCGCATTGAACGTGAGCCAGTCATCTTCGATCGCTTTCCAGAACAATTCCGCCTCATCTTCGGGCCGGAAAAACAAATCGAGATTGACCGTCAGCAGTTGCGGCCCGAGCGTATCGAGAATGCGGGCGTCTTGCTCGCGAAAGAACTTCCGGATGGTCTTCGCGAGCCGCCGCTCACTCCTAGCGTGCAACTTGGCCCACGATTCGATTTGCTTGGCCATTCGATTTGTGAGCCGGCGGGGAGTAAGGGTCGCTCGCGGAGATGATCGACTTCAGCGCGTCCAGGTCGATGGCCGGGCCGTCGCTGTCGGGCAGTTCGTCGCCGCCGGGGACGGGTGGGAATCCGCCATAGGCGCGAAGCTCATTGACCGTGATCGCTTTGCGGGCGGAGAGCAGCGACATTTTCCGAAACTGCAAATCGGCATCTTCCGCGTGGCACGGCTCAAACCACACTTTCAGTTTTTCGCCGGTCGGACCAGTGAACCACATCGAAAGCCATTCCGTCAAAACCTGCCCTGCCAGGTCTAGGAGCGGATTGCAGACGTTATCGCAGAAGAGTTGACTGACGACGCTTGCTTGTGCGTAGGACGAAGGGGCCGCGGCGCCGACAATGAAATCATGGATGCCGAACGCCTGAAGGATCTTGCCCTTGGCGAGTGCGATGCCGCTGTCGTACCCAACATCGTCGGCAGCGGTAGAAAATGGCGTGATTGCTTCGATCAAGCCGTCAACGATGGCCGTGTTTCCGTATTTCTGCATTCCGGCGTAGGCTTGCCGAATCGCCTCCAAAAGTTGCTTGCGTTGCTCCGGAGTTAGGACGGGCCGCGGGCCTTGCCCAGCAACGCCAGCGGGAAGCTCCAGCCGCCCCGCCGTGAGAATCACGCCCGGTTTGACGCTGTTGTGCATGGTCGCGACTTGCGCGATCTGAATGGCCTCATTCAGATTCACGGCTGCCGCCTGCGATTGCAGTGGCGAAATCGCATCGTATGGATCGGTCGGACTCGGCTTGAAGAAATACGCGATTTCGTCGCCGTCGATCGTGAACCCCTCCGGATTGCCCGGCGGTCGAATCAGCCAGCTTGCGAACAGTTGGCCGCCGGAATGAATCGGAGAAACCCAATCGGGAGGGAAGGGATAGATTTGCAGCCGGTCATCGACTTCGCGAAACCACCAATACGCCTTGCCCGCCAGCCCGAGGTGAACGAAGAGAAGATAAATCAGATTCCATTTCACCATCCAAGGGTTCGGATCGTTGATAGCGTCAATCAGCGGATGAGATTCGAGCGGTTCGGGCTGAAGGCTGGCCGATTTGGTGACTAACCCGGCCGCGCGTGGCGCTGGGGTGAATCCGACCCGCAACTCTTGCTTGGCGCAGCGCTTGGCGATGGCTTCGATCGCGATGTATTGCCAATCTTTGAAGTGGCGAAGCTGCTCGCGAGTGGCCGCAAGATTCGGTTGCGTGGAAAGAGGATTCGTCGGGCCGGCGCCGGCGACCATTTCGGCCGGCGGGGGAGCGGTGGCAGTCGCCTTTAGAGATTGAACCTCCCCGCGCAGCCGATCGTTTTCTGCCCGCAGATTTCCGCCGCGGAAGAGCCAGCCGAACATTGGGCCTCCCGACTATTTTGCGAGCCGCTTCAGCAGTTCCGTCATCACGGCCGTATTGGCTTGCATTGCTTCCGCCATGCTGCCCAGTGCCGTCGCGAGTTTGTCCTCGCGATTGACTGGCTCAGCCGAATAAAAGTGCCGCTTGGGTTTGCCGGGCAGCGTCTCAGGAAATTGGCCGCGAATCAGCTTCGCCTTGCCGGCGTCGCACTCGGCTTTCATCCAATACAGCCACGTCGCCAAATCGACGCTTTCGTACGCCTCATCCTTCGGCAACTCCGCCTGCCGCACCCCGCTGGCGTCGCGTTCGTAGCGATTGCGAAGCGGCTCGAATTCCGGCAATCGCAGCGTCTCGATCAACTCTGCCTTGCCGGTGGAAAGATCGAGCCGGAGTCGCTGGCCTGGAATCGGATCGGGATGAGCCTGAGTTTTCATCCCGGCCAGCGGCTCGC